AATTTGTAGTTCACTAGAGTCATACTTTTTTTGATATGACTTATAGTTACCATTTGCGTATTTAGCACCACTATAGTTAGACTTTCGGGCCATAAAGCCTCCGTTGGACAAGTTCGGGGTCAACAGTCGGCATAATATTTGCCAATTTATCAAGTGGATTACCGTCAAAGGCGACACCACTAATGTCATTAGTCTTTAGCCAATCACAAGCAGCTTTCAAGTCAGCAGTAGAAGCCTCGCCCGATTTAATACGGGCAAGGAACTCCTTCGTGACAAGATTATGCAACTCGTTGAACTGGTCTTCAGTTGCTTTTTTCTTAGCCATTTTTTAGTAGCATTTGATCAAGCTTATTTTCAATACGGATCATATGTGCTTCCATTTTAGTAATTGCTTCACCAAATTGTTCTTGTGGAACATATTGAGTGGCAACACGTAACTCAAAAGCGTCAACACGTGTATCTAATTCTGTTATTCTGTTGTGTAGTCTATTTGTAAGTGCTGCGCCTGCTGCTAATGCAGCTACGGTAGCAGATACTACTGCTTCAATCATTTTTAATGGTGACAATAGGAACAATATCGTGGCACAACACTTCTACTCGACTACCAGGTCGGAATGTAAAACCAGCCTTCATAATTTCTGTGCACTTTAATGCTCGAACTAGTTCATAATCTAGACGCATCTTTTGTTCATGACGACGTGCAATTTGTTTACAAGTCTCAACCATACCACCATCTAAAGGTACAGAAAAACCAACCTGTAACCCAAAATTGCTAGTACGTTGATAAGTATCAGTATGTACGTCACCACCCATATAAAATGGTTGGACTGTCATTGTTGTACCATTACAAGAGTTACCATTAGTAAAGTATTGTCTTGAAGGTGCACCGTTGTTTTGAAATTGTACAGCTTGATTGGTAACATTACCCGTAGCAGCAGCTACAGGTGATGAAGTGTTCTGTACCTTTGGGTCTTCTGCGTAAGCTGGTGTTACTGTGAGAAGACTGACAAGGAAGTAGTAGAGGTAACTTGTTGGATGGTTTCGCTGATGTCGTTTGTTTCGACAACCCCTGCTACCCTGTTTATAAGCTCTAGTTGAAATGGATCTCCAGCAGTGGTTACTGAGAAAGTTGTAGATGCGTCTTCGATTGAACCACTGGGTGTTACGTTGGTTCCAGACCATGATTTATAATCTCCTCCGTACACTTTATTTGCAATAGTACGGTTAATATCAATAGTAGTGGTCGAGGTAGATTGCATACTACCTTGTGTAAAATTAGGTGTAACGGATTGAGCCGATACAGGTGCTGCAAATAGCAAACATAAAAGAAGTTTTTTCATTTGTTCTTTTCACGAGTGATTGAAAATGTTGCTAAGGTGCCACTTAAAATTGAAGCGACATAAGTAGGATCCATCTTACTCATCCATCCTGCGTATGATGCCGTGAGGAGTCCAGCGGACCAAACAAGGACAATGAATTTTATGAGTCCGTCTTTTTTGTGATCTTGTTCCATGCCTGTTTAAATACTGGTTTAAATAAAGATACACAATGTTTAAACAGAGAAGTAGCGGTTAAGGTGGCAGCAACTGAAACAAAAGCTGTTGTAGCAGCTGTAACCAATATCTCTCCACTAGGTACAGGTACTTCAAGATCAGTACCAGGTATATCTACTGTAGTTACCTCAGGTTGAGGTATTTGTGGTATAGGTATTGGTGGAGCAGGTGGTAATATTTGTTTAGGAGGTTCATCCTTTTGTTCTGACTCAATCCCCGGTGGTGGCCTTAAGTCTGAAGGAGGTACAACAAGTGGTACATATGATGGTATATCAGCTCGTGGTACCTCCAACACTGGACGTGGTAAATTTGGTGGCTCAGGGAGCCTTATAGACGGGAATACCGGCGGCTCACCTAAGTCCATTACTTATTCGGAAAAAGACCGTTACGAACAAATTCAACTGCTTTGTCGTCAATGTCATTATCAGTAGACTCAGCTAGTTTAGCTAGCAAATCTACGATAAGTAGTTTAACGTTTTGAGACTGAAGAAAGGAAAAAAGAATTGGACGAATAAGGGTGATCATTTTAGTTCTCCAATAAGTTTAAATCAGGCAGACCAGGGCAGACCAGATGCTTTGGTAGGTGCACGTTGTTCGTCAAGTTGTGCCTGAAGAGCTGCTTCAACGGCTGCAACCTTTTCATCACCACCAAGCTTTTCTTTGACCCAGCCAACCACTACGTCAGACGTAAGTTCAGCAAACGGGATAACAGTGTCGCCTTCAGCAGGTGCTTCCAAACCAATCGAACCATAGGCACCACTGGAATACGTATCGTCAGCAGCAGACACGGTATAATGAGCAGTAAAAACAATACCATCAGCAGTGTTACGCTCAAGGTTAGCAATATTCCAGGTGAAATTAGTAGACATGATTTTAAAAAATTCGTAAAGTGTTTGAATAAAAAAAGAAGCCCACCGGATTAGTAGGCTTAGTTAAGTGTTAGTAGAGAGTAGGACTAGTTGCCTTCGAGAGCGTTGACTTTGGCTTCTAAGGTTTCAATCCGCTCCATTGCTTCCTGCAGCGCCTTCACTGCCTTCATGTAAAGCACCGAATAGTTGACGCTTTTAGTTACGGTTCCAAGGTCGTTACCGTTTTCGTCTCGGTCAGGGGATTCGCTGACCAGACCAGGGGAGACGAGTTCAACCTCTTGAGCAACAACGCCAAGTTGGGTATGGGTTTGACCTTCTTTAAAGTTGTAATTACGAACTTGAATTGCCTTTAGGTCATCCCACTGGGAATTGGCGTCAACAATGTTTTCTTTTAGTTTGGCGTCGGAGATAGCGCCGTAGGAGTTGTTGGTGTTCTGGACGTTGCCATTGGTAAGAACGTAAAAACAGTCGGTGCCGTTGACAGTCGTAGTCGCGCTATGTCTACCAACGAAGAGCGCGTAAGACGCGCCAGCCGCTTGAGCGGAGGCACTGAAAACAGTATTATCGGCCGAGAAAAATAAGGTCGATCCATTATTTTTAATCCTCATCCGCTCCGTCGGGCTGCTCTCTGTGGCGGCAGTAGTGGAGAACACTAGCCTTCCCGGCATGTCGTTAGCGCCAGGGGTGCCGTCTACAAGCGCATTAATTGCTGCAGCTTGAATAAAGTTTGTTCCGTCATTACCTAAAAACTCTACTGATCCGATATTGTCGTTGTTTGCAACAGAAGTGTTTCCTCCAGTTGAACCGCTTTTTTGTTTTGCTAAAACAATGCGACAAGGCTGGTCTGTTGTTGTGTTTTGGATAAAAGCAAATGCGTTTGTCCCCGCCGTTTCAATCTGACCAACGCTTCCATAGATGCCTGAACGAAGATTGCTACGCGCAGCCGAAGTCCCCACCAACAGCCTGCCCGAGCTGTCGATGCGGGCGCGTTCGAATGTTGCTTGCGTAAACGTAATTGCAGGCTTATTGCCACTAGAGCACTGTGTATAAATACCTGCCGTATTGTTAACGGGGTCAATCGCAAAAGACGCCCTACGCCTAAATGTTGCATCTTGGTTAAGAAGCCAAAACCCTTGAGTGGTAGTTGCATCTTGGCTTTGTAGTGCCACCCATTTATCGAGCGCGTTTCCCGGTCCAGCCGTAAAGCCGGGTTGCGAGCCACCAACATAAAATCGGCCCGAGCTGTCGATACGCACTCGCTCTACGCCGTTTATTCCGTAGAAAATATGATTTTGGTTCGCGCGATAAAGAATGTTTTTATCTACCGCCCCTGACTCAAAGCCAATCCAGCAAGAGTTTGCCCAAGATTGATTGACGGAATAGGCGTCGTTAGCATCAATACCGATGTAAGCAGTCTTTGTTTCACCCCGATAGCCAAGGCGAATACCCTCGCCATCTGGAACGGCAAAATCAGCAGAGTCGTTTACATCTAATGCCCGAGCGGGACTCGCCGTGCCGATGCCTAAACGCCCTGACGTATCAAGGCGCATGACAGGAGATCCGCTGTTGTACCAGTAAAAATTGGAAGCGATAAAATCGAGTGGAGTGTAAGCGCTACCGGAGCGGTTGTATGACTGGATGTAAGGTCCGTTAAAGGCTGCGACAGGGTTAATTTCAACGCCAGCTGCGCCTCCATTGGATATATGCAACAACGCCTGAGGGCTACTCGTCCCCAGACCCAGCTTCCCGTCCGATGTGATGCGGAGGCGTTCGGAGCCTGCTGTAACAAATTTCAGGGAGTCGGAGGCATGATTGTAGCCGATCTCGCCAACGTTCCTATCTGCTCCTGTTGTGCCGTCAGCAAAATAAATTGACGTACTAGCGCTAGTTGAGCTGTATAGCGTCATTCCTTGGTTGCTTGACCCTCCAATGACAAGCTGATCCCCCGAGTCAAGAAAGTCACCCGGAGTGGAGTAGCCAATACCGACGCTTCCTGCGCTATCAACAAACAACCGCCCAGCGCCATTAGTCGAGATGGCTAGTTGGTCTGCTCCAGGTGAATAAATACCGGTGTTAGGGTCACCGTCAAATGAAATGGATGGACTTGTTTGTGTTCCTTGATTTAATTCAACTGTAGAAAAGTCCCCACTTGGACTATCTACAACATCTAGTTTACCCGTAAATGGGTTAAGTTTAACTCCCATTATCAAGTCCTCACTACAGTAAAAACATTACCAGCATCATAAGTAACAGTCAAAACAGCAACGGTTGTGCCACTGGCTCCACCTAGTTTATATGTAATTGTTTGATCTCCAGTAGACGGTGCTGCTGTAGGGCTAATAGAGATGTAATCGTGTTGCGGGATATAAAGACCCGCGATGTCTTGTACTAACATGATTTGTTAAATTAGATTAAACTTCTTTGTAGATTTCAACGGTGGTGTAAATAGGTACTGACCAGTTCATACCGCCAGCAGAGCCTAAACTTTTATTGCTGTCGCTAGAAGAAACGTACCTAAAAGCATGTTCGATTTTATATGTTTTGGGACCTGTAATAGTCACACGAGCAACACCAAAAGAACGTGTCTGTTCATCATCAACACCAGCATCTTCCATTGTACCGTAATCAACAACTGCTGCATCGGTAATATTATAAAGTCTAGATTGATGATGACTTACATCAAAAGCAGGTGCAGACCATTTGATGAGGTATGTTCCAGCAATAAGTGTAAATTGATTGCTTGACAAAGACACAAAATTACCGGTATCAAATACTTCAGTGTTTAAGTTACGTTGGTTCCATACACCAGGAGCTGACGAACCTGAAGCAGTACCAGATCCTCCATCAGTACCAGCACTTACCTTTTCATAAAGGTATGCGTGTCCAGCACCACCATTACTAGCAGCAGTCAACCTACCTTGAGCATCTACAGTAATATCTGCATTAGTATAAGAACCAGCAGCAACAGTGGTATCTGCTAGTTTAGCAGCAGTAACTGCATCATCTGCAATGTCTGCAGTTTGAATTGAAGAGTTATTACTGGTTGCTGAAGTAATACGCCCTTGTGCATCAACTGTAATGTCTGCTCTAGTGTACGATCCAGCAGAAACAGTGGTATCCGCTAGTTTATCAGCTGTAACAGCATCATCTGCTAGTTTAGCAGTAGTAACAGCACCAGTATCTAATTTACCAGTTGTAATTGCATTGGATTCAATCTCACTTGTAGCAATTGTTCCACTGGATGCTGCAGTAATACGACCTTGAGCATCAACTGTAATATCTGTGGCTGTATAAGTACCAGGTGTTACCGCAGTATCCGCTAACTTATCTGCAGTAACTGCATCGTTACGAATATGATTAGTAGTTACAGCACGATCGCTATCGGTAACAGTACTATCACTTAATTTATCAGCAGTAATTGCATCATCTTGGATAGAAACTGTACCAATAATGTTTTCACCAATACCACCAAGTTGGATTGTTTGAAGTGTATTTTGACGCTCTTGCATGATGTACAAGATTTGTTCAAAATTATCGTTCAAATCTTGTGCACGTATTGTTGAACCTTGTAAAAAAGTAGCTGGGTTAGCGTCAGCACTTGTAAAACGGTAAATACGTACTCTAATAATATTAGATGTATTTACAGCATGATTAGTTAGCGGAGCACCAGTAATTGCTTGATAATTAGTAGCTGCACCAATGGCGCTAAAATCGACAACAGTTGGGTTGTTAGAAGGGATAGAAAATGAACTGATCTGTACCCTACTAATAACAGTGGACTCGACTGTATCAAATTCTTGTAGTTCTACTTTAACATCTT